CTTCCCAGTGTTGTCTTTGACTTTTAAGAAGTGTAGAGAATTCTTTGATCTTAGTTCTCATCTCATCTTTTGATAACTTATCCAATGATTTCACCTCTGGCAATTTGTTCACGACGTTTTAGTTTCCATACTATGTAATCCATTGTAGGGATACACATAGGGTTCCAACCAACAAAGGTAGTTGATTCTCCACTAGGTATCTTCCAACAGGGAGCATCATCATTGTCAAGGTCTAATGATTTACGATACTCATCCTCACCAAACATAACAACTGCTCGCTCTGCTTGGTTCAAACTTCTAAAGCAATCGAAACCAAGTTTTCTAATCTCATCAGGGATGTGATGTTTCATTGGATTCCCCTCCTTTTCATCTCACCTTCAATGTCAACCAACTTTTGTTTACTCTTCAACATCTCACCTTTGAATGCCTTACGTTCAGCATACATCTTCTCCATCAATAATGGGAGGAAACCTTTCACATCCTTACGATACATTGCTCCATTGGAACAAATAGTGTTGTCTTTATACATCTCAAATGTGAGATCTTCATTCAAAATCTTCTCAACAGATACTGATGGATGTCTCTGTTCCTGAAGTGTTTCAGGAGAAATATTATATTGCATAATCAGGTGAGGATACAGAGAGTTAAGGTCAAAAGATACAACCCAATCATATACACCAGGAACAGGTTCTTTAACATAGGCTCCAGCAAACTTCTCATCCTTAGCAGATGTTTGTTTCTGAGGAATTACAATCTTCTTCTTCTTGAGATAGTTGTAGATAATCGTATCCCAAAGTTTCACCTGACCCATTGGATCAACAAAGTTCACTTTAGCATCAAAAGCCATAGTAATCACTAGTTCAATTAGACGAAGTTTATCCTCCATCCTATCAACTAGTTCCACATCAACGATGTTGTAATCTACAAACTTCTTCCAATCTCCATCATAGAACTCTTTGAAAGTGTTGAACTCTGAGTGGTCCAACTTCTTCTGTCCGAGTTCTGTCTCAGCAATAAAGTCCAATCGATATGACTCACGATTGACATAGGTGAACTTCTTATAGAGCTCCATGAAATCCAACACAGTCACACCAGCCATGGTGTAAACATTGTTAGGTCGGCCATGGATATACAACTCCTCATGAGACACCAAACCCCATGGAGAGAACCTCCTCGTCATCTTCTCACCCATAATACGAGAGACACGACCAAGAAGGTAAGGGATATCATAGAAACGACAGTTCCACCCTGTCACAACCTCAGGAGGGTCTTCAGACCACCAACCGATGAAGGCATTCAACATATCAATCTCATCTTCATAATGATGATATGTCACATTCTTCTGAGTAGGTGTATATGGTTTCCTACCCCAAGTGATGATGTTTTTGGTTGCATAATCCTGAATAGAGATGGTCAACATCTCCTCAGCACATGAATCGGGTGAAGGGAATCCGTCTTCCGACTTCACCTCAATATCAATAGTGACTAGTTTGATCTTCTTGATATCCCATTTGATCTCATTCTGGGGATACTTTTCAGAGATATATTGGTAGAGATACTTCTCATTACCATAGATCTTGAAGCCATCTACACCTTCGTACTTCTTGTAGAACTCTCTACAATCACGAACAGTTCCAGGTTGAATAGGTTCAACATTCTCACCTTCAAGTGTTTTCCACTCACTCTCTTTCTTGGATTTCACATACAGAGTAGGGAAGAACTCTTCCTTATACTGAACACGTCGTCCATTCTCATAACCACGAACCAGGAACTCATTCCTGACCATTTGAATGTTGGTATAAAAATCCAATATTACTCCTTCACAAGATCTGTATACTTATCTACCAGTGTACCATTAGGTTCCACAATAGTCAAGATCTTGTCTGAGTGAATCATAAAGGTATTTTGATTGGTGATATTAACCAACCAGGGAGATAAAGTTTGGTTATCACCAACAACAAAGGGTTCTGTCAGTTTACAATCTGCTTCACCCATCTCTCCACCAATCTCTTCAATCTGAGTCAACAGATTCAGGTTGTTCGTCAGTACTAGCAACTTCGGCTTCATTGATTTCCTCTAATCTCTTAATTAACATATCTTTAACTTCATCGTGTGGATTGACAATAGTTACAACCCAGTCAGAAGGAATAGGAATAGTTCTATCCTTACTAAGTGGAAGCCATGGAATCATCTGAATCCTACTACGATGTTGAGTAGTGCCATCTTTTGGTGCATCAGCAATAAGTTTTACCCTATGTGGTGAATCAAGATAGTATCCAATTACTCTCTTATCCTCTCCATCTGGTACAACCATCTCTTGCACATCTGCTACAACATCTTCTCCAGATTTAAGAAGTAAAAGTTTTACAGTCATTTTAGTTCTTCAAGTTTCTTTTTGTTTTGTTCTACAGTCCTATGAAGTTTAGCAAGTGCCTCAGTTACCTCAGGAGTTTCTTCCCAAGTCCACTCTTCTTCATGACCCTTTTTGCCAATCTTAGTATGTGATCTAGTTGCCATTCGGATATTATATATCTGTTGATATTATACCACAAAAAGACCCTTGGTTTTAGCCAAAGGTCTTTTCTGCGACGATATTTGGGGGGTTACCCGAACTTATTTATGAGTCTGCTCCACCAAGAAAGAACTTTTTTTGGCGACTCTCAGGAATGATACGTGAGAGTGTTACAGAGAGAAGACCATTCTCAAAGGTTACGTCAGTCACCTCAGTGTCTTCTGAGATAGTCCAGGAACGAGTGAAGGACCGTTGAGCCAGACCACGATGGATGTACTCACGACCGTCTGTCTTATCCTTAGAACCCTCTACAACGAGGTTTCCACGTTCCGTATAGACCTTTACCTCATCGTTTGTGAACCCTGCCAGGGCCAGTTCTAGACGGGACTCATCCTCAGAAACCTGAACGAGGTTGTATGGGGGATAGTTTTGTGCTTCATAGCTGAAGATGCGATCGAAATAGGTATCCATTCCGATTGTGTTTCGCTGCAAACGCTCCATCAGTTGATTGATGTTCGTTGAGTTGTACTTAGCGAGTGTCATGTGTTGCTCCTTGTTAAGCGAGTTTGAAATGTGTGGACCCTTTCGGCCTCCACTCTTATAATTTATCACCAAATCCCTAAGAGGGGAAGTGGTGAAAACCCTACCCAGAAGGTTGGGTTAGTATGGTGTTCAGAAACCCCTCTACTTGTTCTTTGGGAACAATCTGATCAAGAGGTTCATTCATAGGAAGCATCATTCCCATTAAATTCATAAGTGCAATGTGATTCACTTTCATCACATTACCAATCTTCTGAACACACAGAAGTTCCAAAGCTCCATCAGTGTTTTGCCTCTGATAGAGTTTTGCGTTATGGATCTCACCAAGATCAGATGGCAAGAATCCATGTTGTGATACTACATCAGTTAACTTCATAGTCCATACTCCCCACGGATCTTAGGTGTGAGAATATTCTCAACATACTGAGTGAGTTTTAATGCTTTCACAAAAAGACCTTCGTCATACAAACGATCAATTTGATCCCAAGCATCAATACGTTTTGTGAGGAGATCTGTTAGACTCTGTTTCTGGATGGTTGTGTTTGACATGGGTAACCTGTTTTTCTATACCCATATAATAGAACACCCCCACCTCGAAGGGAAGTGGGGGTATCAGTATTATGTGGTTGGGTTATCCGTTTGTTGTTTACGAGAACCGATATTGTATTTCTGTTCAAGAATCCATTCTTGCTTTTCCCTATAAGGAAGAACTTTAATCTGATTGAGAGGAGCGATATTTTCAATCGATTCATCACTCACTACAGATAACAATCCCCAATCAACAAGAAGGCGAGTAATACGATTCCTACGCTGAACATCATTAACAGTAAGATTAGCGTATTTGCCATCGAGAGCAAACAGTTCCTTAAAGTGTACAATGTAATACTTCCCTTGCTTATGTAAAATGTGGCAAGATTGGTATAGTTTCTTTTCTTTTCTAGAAGCCACACCAATACGAGTCAGTGTTTCTCTCACTTTCAAAAAATCATCAGGTGCGTTCAGAACAATCTCAACCATTTCTGATTGGGACCACTGCACCTGTGGCTCAATAGTTTGACTCATTTCTTTCCACCAATGTCAAGTCTTTGTTTAATGTATTCCAGTTGTTCGGGAGTCAAAATCTTCAAGACTTGAGATGCCTTCTCATTACTATAACCATAGTAACTTTTCACATAATCAAGATCTGATACTTTTTCCTTCCTAAGCCAAGGAGAGAATCTCTTCCTTTTTCTCAATATATTTAGATAAAAATTATATTGAAGATCTTTGTCCAGGAAGTGATACTTATTCATCTCATTGGCTTGCATAATACAATCCATGTGACCTGACAGACACTTATTGATGATGTATGGGGGATACTCTTTAACGATATGGGGTTCTTCTTTAATAAGGTTTTCCTTATTAAAGTTTATAGAGTTCAACCAGTCTTTTAGTTCAGTCATAATTAGTGTCCACCATTTCTAAGATCCCATGGAGTGGGGAAACCAGCAAATTTAATTTTGTACTCATTAGTTTCAGAAATAATCGAGACATCGTACAAGAATAGTTTTTCATACTTTTCTCTATAACGAGGTATCCCCTCTATCAATTCCTCAAAGTTTTTATATATTCTGCTTCTTGATCCAATTACATACCGTTCTTGTCTTTTCTCACAGAAATACAAACTGTTAGGAGAGGACATAAATTTATCAAATAGTGAACCTATTTGAACTAATCTATCTTTAGAAGTTTCCATTTCATACTGTTCATAATTTACCCCCCGACGAAATAATGGATCCTCGTAGTCATAGATGTATCTATCATACCACGTTTCAAATGTCCACAAGTGTTTACCATCATTATTAGATGGTAAATTGAAAAAACTGTGTTGGGTTGAATCAATCAAATGCTTCTTAGTTTGATTGATGGAATTCAACCAATCTTTTAGTTCCAATGTCTCACGACTCCTGCAATAATAAAACAATTAGTGATAAGGTATGAGAAGAAGATGATAGATCTCACAATAGCCACATAGTTATCATATCTGGCTGTCTTATCGTCACTGAAGCTACCAATACTATACTTCCATATCCTTAGGTATCTTCTAAGGTTCATCTTCAGAGAATCAACTTTGAACTAGGGGTTTTGATAGGAGAGAACATATCCTCATACTTATCAATCAATTCGTCATTCACATCAGCAATATAGACGATCCACTTCTTACTGATCTCCAGTTCCTTCTCAGTTCGTTTCAGAAGAGGAGCATAAGGAGCAAACCCAAGTTGTCCATTACCTTGATTGAATGCAACAATTGCATTCATAATAACAATACTCTCGTCCTTATCTTCAAGGACTTCTGCAACTACATCTTCACCAGAAGACATACGAAATACTTTAACGTTCATAATTTTGTTCAACAACAGTGTTTTGATAATGTAAGTTGATAACCATACCACCCATAACCAACCAATAGATTGTCAGAAGAGTCATACCAACTTTAGTAGGGATTGATGTCATTTGGTTCAACCACCATCAATCTGACAACCAACTAGTGCTCCACCAATAATACCAGCTGGAATACTCCAGATCCAATTTTCTTGGGTGGATAATGTGCCACCAGCAGCACCTCCAGCAATACCACCAATGATACTACCTTCTACACAGGAGTTATCATCCTCATCCTCATAGTAACTACTTCCACCATTATAGTAGGAAGTATTTTCACAAGGAACTTCTACTCTCTCATTCCTTCGTCTGACATAACCAGGACTATTCCTTGTTCCAGGAACATACTCTTCACGATACACATCCTTATAACAAGATGACTGACCTGAACCACCTGGTCGATAATAGTTCTCTGCGAATGCTGGAACTGGCATAAAAACCAGTGCCAGAATAGGGATTAGATACTTCATTCAATTTCCTCTACTTTATAGATCTCCCAGTCTTCAATTACTGTGTTTGCAAGTAACCTATCACTAAGAAGTTTTAATTGTTCATTCATTGATTCCTCATCGTCAGAATCAATATAGATCTCAATCAACTTACCAATTCTTAGTTTTGATATGTTAAGCTCAGAGAGTCTTCCACAAGCCTGTTTGACTGCATTACCAGGAGAATCATCAACTTGACCCCTTAGTCTGATGTATATCGTAGCTTTATACTTCATTTGAACTCACACTCCACCATAATTTCAGTTAGACAAGCTAACATATTTATTTCTTGGTCAGCAACGAAACTACTTTGGTACTGATACTTCGCAATAATAAGTACAGCGGCAGCGATACCAGGACCATCAAGATGGGAGTAAACTGCATCGTAAACAGAACGAAGAAGTACAGTGGGGTCGTTATCAAGATTATCAACAACCCACTTACGAGTTGCCGGGAAATCTTTGGTTTTGAGTTTCTTGAAGAGGTCATTTGTTTTTACATTTGAAAAACTGGCCAGGATTCCTGAATCGATCTTACCACTGACAGAGTATCTTTGTAACTCATTCAGAACACGTCTCCAGTCAGGGAAGTGTTTCTGAATCAATTCAACTAGAACTTTTGGATCATATTCCACACCTTCT